AACCACTAATTCCGGCTGCTTCAAATGACTCGATTGTGATAGTTTCCGTTACACCTGGTACTGGTGCGGGGGTAACAGGTGGTATAGGTGGTGTTGGTACGGGGTGTGCAAATGGAGGCCACCAACCCGTGTTCTCATCATACGGGACCATCGAATTAGTCATAATTTTAGCGGCTTATTTAGTAAAACTATTTAGGCGGCAAATTTCATCTTAAGGAAATAAATTATTTTTAAATGGACTATTTATAGATCCGTATCGGATAAAAAGTAGGAATCTTTAAAACATAATTAAGTTCATCGTTTTTTATTTCATAAAACTTTGATTGAACCCTATCAAAGCGATATTTTCTAAAAGGTGATTCGACAAAACCAGCGGCATCTCTCCAGTGGAAATTTAATCCCTGAAAGTACTCACCACTCGCATCTGTGATCATTATTACTGGATTTAAATCATACCATTCTGGGGTTTTTGCAATGTATTTAAAAGTATAAATGCCATTCATCTTTAGAGAATCGGCTGTTCTGTCCATTCTCGCCAATGTGGCGGTTAGAAGTTGGAAATAAGAATTGGGATCATAATTACTTGGAATGTTTTTGGATAACTCTTCAAGTTTGTTTATTTTTTCTTTTTCTTCTTGGATCGTTGTAAATCCAGGAAAGGTTGTGATGTCTCTTCCTTGTTTTTGTGCAAGATCGACAATTCGATCTTCGTCTTGTTTAATCTTCCGCCTTTTTGCGTCAGATAGCTTTCCAAAGAAGGAAACAATTTTTCCAAGAGTTTTCCACGCCCCGATGGCGATATTGGAGAATAATCCCATTTTTTATATCCCTAGATCCCGCTCTGTCACCAACTTAAATATCATATTATTGGATTCACAAAATTTCTCGGCCTGTTGCCACTTGGATAAATTCTTTTGATAGGTTGCGACTTCATTTAAATAGGTTGCTGTTTTTTTCCTTCCTTTTTTGGGGGATTTGGTCTGCTTCTCAGGTTTTACCTCTATCAAATAATTCTTTATAATTCCTTCTTTATTCCTAATTTTTACAAACAAATCGGGAAAATATCGCCGGATTTTATTTGTAGATTGATCAAAATATTGTATTGGAAAAGGTTCCGAAGACCATTCTAAAACACTTTCGTTATTATCAGCCCAGATAAAAATTCTACGTTCCCAGGACGATCTAAAAATGATCTGGGTTTTATCTCCTATATATTTTTCTGGATTTCTTGGAGTATAAAAACCTTGGACGTAATTTGCCATCCTAAATATCTAAGAAATTGTAACTATTTAGAGTGGCGGTAGTAAGAACCATAAGTCAGGTAAAGAATCTACTTCTTAGACCCGCAACAACAAGTCATTTTGAATGCTTTTTTAATCCTCCACCTAAAGTCGCAAGTTTTATGAGTTCTCGGGAAGAAGCGGGAGCCGGAGTAAATCTAAGTTCTAATGTCATGGAAAGAATCAATATTTCTTGCTGCGACGCTTCACTCCCTGGTTCTAACTTGCAACTTGCCACCTTAACTGATTCTTATCCAGGAGTCACCGAAAATTACGCCTACAGACGCGCATACGATTCCAGATCAGATTTCACTTTTTATGTGGATTATCTAGAAAATGGTGCAGTTGCATCTGCCCAGGCATATACTGTGATTCTCTTTTTTGAAAACTGGATTTCTTATGCTGCAGGAGAGAATATTTCTGGAAATTTCAAAGGAACGAACTATTTCAATAGAGTAAATTTTCCTGAAGAATATTTGGCGGCGAAAATAACCATTCATAAGTTTGAAAAGGAAGTGTCTAGTAGAGTTTTAAAATATGATTTTATTAATGCATTTCCCTTTTCTATTGCTTCCATGCCGGTTTCTTATGAGGGATCCCAAGTATTAAAATGCACCGTGTCTTTTTCTTATCAGAGATATCTTGTTAAATTAGAGAATTTTACTGGGACTTCTACTTCTTCTACTACTTGAAATAATTAAAACGTCTTACAAGACCACTTAGTCGTAATATAGCATGATAAATAGGAGGAATATCATTCATTAATCATTATGGCATTACCCGTTGTTAATACTCCTGAATATTTTCTTGAACTTCCATCAACCGGACAAAAAGTAAAATTCCGCCCATTTGTTGTCAGAGAGGAAAAAGTTCTACTTCTGGCCCTAGAATCCGAAGACATTTCTGAAATGTCCAATGCAGTCAAAAATGTTCTTGCTGCTTGTGTCAAGGGTGATAATCTTGACATTGAAACTCTTCCGACTTTTGATATTGAATATCTCTTCCTTAATATTCGTGGCAAGGCGGTTGGTGAAGAAATTGAGCTGAACATTCTCTGTCCAGATGACGGCGAAACTTATGTTCCCGTAAAGATCTTTATTGACGAAATTCAAGTAACAAAAAACCCTGAACATTCTAAACAAATCAAGATCAATGATTCCTTGATGATGGAAATGCGGTATCCGTCTCTTGAACAGTTTATTAAAACCAACTTTGATTTCCAGAATAAAAAGAACCAACTAGAACAATCTATTGATCTAATTGCATCTTGTGTGGATAAAATTTATAATCAAGAAGAAGTCTGGACCTCTTCTGATGTGACTCAACAAGAAATTGTCGATTTCTTAGAAGGATTCAATTCTCAACAATTCCAAAAGATTGAAAGTTTCTTTGAAACGATGCCAAAACTAGAACATAAAGTGGAGGTGGTGAATCCAAAAACAAAAGTTGAAAGTGAGGTTACTCTGACAGGGCTATCCAATTTTTTCGGATAGGAATGAGCCATATGGACCTGATGTCTTATTATAAGTTAATCTTTAGTCTGACTCAGTTCCATAAATGGTCAATTACAGAAATTGAAAATTTGTTGCCCTATGAAAGAGAAGTTTATGTTATTATGTTGAATCAACATATTGAAGAGGAAGAACAGAAAGCCAAATCCCAGGCCCAGTAAATGACAAATCAACAAAAGCTCGCAAAACTTAAGAAGCAGTACGGAAATGATATCTTTATAGCCGAGGCTTTTGTTCGTCTTCTTCAGATTAAAAAATCTGATAAACTATATCCTTCTGCGATTGAATGGGTTATTACAGAAATTCTTGATGATAAAAAAGACACCCTAACCAAAAAAGAACGTCAACAATTTGAAAAAGATAATAAAGAGAAGAAGGTCGGTGTTGTTCACAAAAAGATCATAAAGCAGATTGGGGTTCTTTATAAAATTAATCAAGTATTAGATGGTAAGGATGATATTGCCACTTCTAAACTTGATGATACAATTCCTGCGGCTCCATCTTCAAATGTAGACTCAACAAAAAAAGAAAAGCCGGAAGTAAAATTAGAATCTAATTTAAAAAGAGTTCCAAAGGGTGGTTCTGTAAATCTTGTTTGGACCTCAAAAAATGCGATAAAAATTAGAAGAACCAATATTCCTGGAGTCACAACCAAGTCCCCAATAAATGGTTCTATTGAGGTTGGTGATATTCGTAGAAGAAGAGATTTTTATATTATTGTTGAAGGTCCTGGAGGATCTGCCGAATCTAGAGTAACCACATTAGTTGAGACTCAGGCATTTTTACAAGGAAAAGAAAAAGAACCAGTTGACATTCCTCAACCAAATGATACTCCAAGAAGACTATCTACTTCTCTTGTTAGCCCATCTTCAAGACCACAGCAACAGACAAGAACTTCTAGACCAGTAACAAGTGGTGGAGATGCCTCTTCATTGAATCTTGGTATTCTTTCAAGTATTGATAAGTCCTTGGCAAATGTATCAAAGATTCTTTTTGGTCAATTACGACTTAATCAAAGGGCATTTGATCTAGATCGAAGGAGGCGAGAATCTGAAATAAGACAAGGAAAAGAAGAAGAAATGGAGGCCGATAAGGGACCTTCTGGTGGTGAGCTAATGAAGAAAGGAGCCGAAAAGATTCTTTCTCCATTCAAGGCCATTATTGATAAGATTGTCAATTTCTTGTTCTTTACATTTTTAGGTAGAGTATTTACTGACCTTGTTAAATGGTTTAATGATCCCGAGAATAAAGGAAAAGTAGAGGCTCTTGGGAGATTTATTAAAACCTTGTGGCCTTTGATTGTAGGTGCGGCTCTTCTATTTTTAACTCCTTTGGGGGGTTTTATTGTTGGAGTAGTTCAGTTTTTAATTGGTACTTATAAAACACTAAAGGGTTTAAAGGGGCTAATTGGTCGTCTTATTTTTAAAAAGGGAGCAAAACCAGGAGCAAAGCCATTAGCCAAACCAAAAGTCACTACAGGTAAAGGTGGGGTGGCTCCTAAAAGACCTTTGGGGGGTGGGCCAACGATTACGGGTGATGTAACAAAATCTGGTTTTAAAACGCCCAAATTTAGACCTACCGGAGGTAATATTGCGTCTGCGTTGATTGGCTTTGGACTTGAAACTGGAACAAATCTTATTTTTGGAAATGTCCGGGAAAATATGGTAATGAGTGCCGCTGAAAAAATTAATTTATTACCAGAAGATGAGAAAAAAGTTGCAATAAAAAAAATAGAGGACCAAATAAAAACGCAGGAGAAATTAGGAGTCCTAAGAAATTCAGAAACTATTGATTATCTAAAATCAGTTTTAAATAATGTGAATTTTACAGGACCAAATCCAAGAAAAATGGCTGTGGGTGGAAAAGTATTTTCTGGCCTTGTAAAAGAAACCGATGGAATAAAAGTATCTGGTGCTGGTAGTGATACTCAGGCATTCCCGATTATGGGCGGTGGAATGGCAGTTCTACAGCCGGGGGAAATCGTTCTCAATAAAAAAGGAGTACAAAATGCAATGAGATTGGGGATAGATCCTCTTGAATTGAATACTGGCCCAAATGCTAACAGACCTCAAAAAATAAATGGTAGTAATATAAAACTAATGAAGACTGGTGGGGTTGTAGGTAATAAAATGATGACTAATAATAAAATGAATAGCAGAAGTATGAGTTCATCTTCTATAAGTACTCCAATGATCTCTAGAGGATCACAATCAAATTCTTCTATGAGTACTCCAATGACCTCTAGAGGATCACAAACGAGTTCATCTCCTATGGGTACTTTTATGAGACCAAGACTGTTTTCTACTCCTCAAATATCAAATTACTCTCCACAAAGAAGTAGAGAAACACCTCAAAATTTTGGTTTTAGCGGGCCTCTTTTGTCAGCAAGATCATACACTTCTAATTATTCTACCCCACAAGAATCAACAACCACTGAATATAAAAAAGAGACTCCATTTATATCAAGTGAGAAAATTAGAATACCAACTTTTAATTCAATTTCATCTGACAGTAATTTCAGAATACGGAGAGCCGAAACTGATATAACCCCGAGACCTCTTTCAAGACTCTCTAATAACATTACAACAATAACTCTTCCCCCAATTACTCAAACCGCTGGAACCGCCGCATCATCTCCCGGATCTGGAACTCAACTTCCTACATTCTCAGCGACTCCTTCTGGTCTGGCTGATGTCAGAATGTCAATGGCTAATATTTATGGTATAGTGTAATGATTAATACTAATAACTTCTTTAAAAGAAATATATCAATAAGAAATCCTGCGATTCCTTATAAAAAAGGAAAGTTCATTGATCAATCCGCAGAATATAAGAGTAGAGTATTTTCAAGAGTACAAGAAAGTCCATTGACCAAGACTCTTCTTTCTATGAGAAAGAATGTTCTTGGAATTGAAAATGCCTTAAGAGGACTGTTTGAACTTGACAAAAAGAAACAGACAACTGATCAAAAGTTTGATTTAGCCGAAAAACAAGAGGCCAAAGATAAACCAAAAGTCAAACCAAAAACTCCAAAAATTTTTGGAAACATAGTCGAAAGACCAAAAACAGGCATAATAGATGCCGTTAAAAATTTTGTTACCTTTACATTTTTGGGGTGGTTATTCACAAGATTACAACCATTTATCGATAAGGCTGGAGGATTAGTTCCACTTCTTGAGAATATTATGAAATTCTTTAGCGGCCTTATTGTTGGAACATTAAATGCTTTTGCGTCATTTTTAAAATTTGGTTATGATGTAAAAGATACTTTTGATTTAAAAATCAAAGAAATAAAGAAAGAGGCCGAAGGAATAAGTAAACATTTTGATAATACCTTGGGTGAATTGAAGACGGTATTTTCTGGAGCAATTGAGATTGTTAATTCATTTTTAAACACTTCTGTTGATGAGGGGGAATTAAAAACTGCAAGACAAGATGCCCCTAAAGATTCTCCAGAAACTAATATTCCACCTCTTCCAAAACTGCCAGATGTTGCAACTGTATCACCATCTTCATCTGCAGCATCTAATATAAGTCGAGATTCACCAACAGGAAAGACAAGTCCTCAATCAACTCCGATATCAACAACTTCTCCGACAATTTATAAAGTAAATACTGGCGGTAGAATTGATCCAACAAAAACTCCAATTACAAGAGTCACGGAACAAAAAGAAAAAAGAGTTATCAGAAGAAAACCTGATATTCAGCAACAAAAAACTGTTCCTGGTAAGGACGTTGGGGGTGAAGATAAGGTAAAAGAAGTTTATGGCGAAGAAACAGGAACTTTTAAGTCAGATCTTATTCCCAATTCCATTTTCTTTAGAACAGAAACCAAAAGTGGTTATGCCGGTCTATTAAAGGCAGCCGAAGAATATAAAAGACCAAATGACCGAGATATATTGGGTCTTGGTAATCTTATGGGTGCTACGGTTGATACTGCCCTTGGTCAAAAACTTGAAAGGCGGACTATTACTCAATTTGCTGATGGTATAAAATATTTGGTTGAACAAGGAATGTCAAATCCTGAGGAGTTTAAGAAAATCGATCTTGAACTTATGCTTCGGAGGATTATTGAGCCAAAAATCGAGGCGGCGATTAATAAGATCAGAGACGAGGTGAATAAAAAGTCAGCGGTTGAACTTAGTCCGGGAGAAGAGGGGGACTACTATGGGGATGGATCTGAGGTTTCGGGCTCAGAAGATTTTGCTTTATTAGTTGCCATTGCGGCTCTTGAATCTGGAGCGGCTCAGGGGCAGGCTGACGTAGCGCAGTCAGTTTATAATAGATTGGCTGATAAAACTTATGGAAAAACATTAAGTGAAGTTTTATTGGCTGATGCTCAATACCAGCCCGCTTATATTGATCCTAATTCATCTAGTGGTCCAGGAACAAAAACTGATCCTATATTTAAAAAAATTACTGATGAAAATAGTGCTATTGATGCAATGGCATCTTATTATAGCAAAAAAGGCGTCAAAATATCTAGATCCGAAATACAAAAACAATATCGAAGTGCTGCTGCCGCATTGGCAAATCCATCTTTACAGGAAAACGCTCGCAAACATGTTGGCGGCAGAACTGAATTTTTAGGTAGACCAACAACCGGGGCTGTATGGAGGGGTTCGGGAGCAGATAATAGGTTTTTTGTTGCATATGGTTCTGGCACGCAAATGTCTAGGGGAGCTGCCTCGATTCCTGGAGGATTATTTGATTCGGAAGAAGGTGGATCGCGGGAAAGAATAGGAAAATTTAATTTTTTGGGTGGAGGACAAGATCCTGGGCAAGTTGGGATAGATTTTACTTTATCTGGAAACCAAAATATAGCTGTTTTGCCTGGAAGAGTAGTTGATATTCAACATCAATATAATCCTAATTCTATAGGCGGGGATGGTCGAAGGGGAGCTGGTTATGGTTGGTATGTTGTTATTAGAAGTAAGAGTCCAGTGGATAATAGTGAAGTAGATATTATCTACTCGCATTTCCCTAAAAACGCAATAAAAGTGAGAGAAGGTCAATCTGTTGCTGCGGGTCAGATTCTAGGTAGAATGGCAACAGCTCAAGAATTTGCTAATCCAAATACTAGAAAGGAAGTCGGCAGTGGTACTGGGCCACATAGTAGTTTAGATTTTTATTCTGCTAATGGTAGGTCTTTTCACCCAAATGGGAGAAAAATTGGCGGATATATTCTTAATAAATTGCAAAAAGGTGATATTTCTACCAACACTAGAATGAATCAGAATAATATGAGAGGTAATAGGCCCACTCAAATACCTAAACCACCTGATGTACAAAGAATTACTCAAACTCCACCTGGTGAACCTTATCGAATAAGGGGTAAAATGTATTATGTAGATTTAAAAAATAATCGAGTTTTTACCACAAATGAAAAGGGAGATCGAGTAGAGGTTAAAGTCGGTCCTGGTCAGAATGAATGGTTACTTAAAGAGATTTATAAAATGAGACAATTAAGACAAAATCAAAAAATCTCGTTTTCTAAAATCCCACCAACTACACCAGCCGAAAAATACGCTTCTTATAATCAACCAGATTCACAAAAACTATCATATATTCAACCAATTATCATAAAAGAATTAGTTCCAGTCTCTACTGGTTCAGGTTCCATAATTGCCTTTGCACCACCTTCAATATCTAACGACAAATCTCAATCACTTTCTAGAGGATAATGACAGATAATACCCCAAATAAGGGTTCAGTACAAGAACTCAAAATTATTTCAAATTATTCTGGAAAAGATCTTAATCTTACAGATGGATTTTTAGAATTAATTTTATATGAGTCTATTCTTTCTTATACAGTTTTTGCAGAAATGTCATTTGTTGATACTGGGCATCGTCAAACACAAAACGGCACAGCCACAATGGAAGGTGACGATATTAATCTAGTTTCTAATGAAAAGATAGAACTCAAAGTCACTGACGCAAATAATCAAATCATAAATTGCAAAGGTAATAATCATCTAAGAATCAACACAATTAAAAGTGTAGATGAGACTGTTAATAAATCGATTATTTCTTTAGATCTTCATTCAAAAGAACGTATTGATAATGAACTAGTAGAAACAAGATTAACTAATCGTTATGATGGAAAGATTTCTGATTCGGTTTTTAATATCTTAAGAAATACATTAAGAACCTCAAAGACAATAGATATTGATCAAACATTAAATGAATTCAATTTTATTGGACATTTGGAGAAACCTTTTCATAAAATTCCTTGGCTCGCAAAAAGGTCTGTTCCAGATATGCCTAATGCCAAAGGAAATCTAGCCGGATACTTTTTTTATGAAACCTTTGATGATGGATCAGGAACTGGTGGTTATAAATTTAAGTCAATTGATAAATTATGGTCCCAGACACCAAAAAGAAAACTAATTTATAATGATCTAATTTCTATTCCAACTGGCTATTCTGGAAAGATCTTGGCCTATTCTTTTGATAGTAATTTAAGTGTGGACAGAGCCCTAAAGTCTGGGGCGTTATCTTCTTCGGTTATTAAAACTTTTGATCCGAGAACAAATAATTATAAAGAAGACACTTTTACCGACAAAGATCGATTAAAACCCGCAAATATTGGAGGCTTAGAAACTCCAAAACTTGGAATTGATGGGGCCACTAGAATATCTTCTAGGGTAAGGGATACTGGTGTATTACCTCTAGGATCTAATCTAAAAAGTCAATTAAATTCTGCAGATCAACAGAATTTTAATATGGAGGAAATTATTCGACAATCTTACACTAGGTATAATAATTTATTTACGGTTAAACTTTCCATTACAATTTATGCTGATTTTGGGATTCATGTTGGGGATATTATAGAATGTGATTTTCCAGAAGTTTCTGGAAAAGATAAAACAATTGTAAGCAATAAAAAGTCTGGAAGGTACATGGTGATTGATTTAGCTCATCGTGTTCATTCCACTGGGTTCTACAGTGTGCTGAACTTAGCCAGAGAAAGTATTCGCAAGAAATAACCATAAATAGAGAAACCCCGTGTGTCTAAAATGACGATAGATCAACATATCAAAAATAATGAAAATGAACTGAAAGATCCCATGATCAGTTCACAAAGAAGGCGACATCTTTATTCTGAATTAGAAGACCTTCTGTCTTACAAAGAGCTTTATCCAAATGAAGAAAAGGATCCAAATCCTTTAGAGCTTTTTTGTGGATTGAATCCAGATGCCCCAGAATGTAAAATTTTTAATCTATGAGCCTTTTTAATCCCGAAACTTCCACGTTTGGTTCATTGGTTGGTTGGTTTGGGCAAATTGTGGATGAAGTTAATTGGTTAGATAACACGGCCAATAGAGAGTTCAAGCACAAACTACATACTTCTCAAGATATTGCAGGATTTGGATATAGATACAAAGTAAGAATTTTCGGAAGAGATGCCGCAGTAAAGAATTTTTCTGATGATCTTTTAGAAATGGCCGAAGTGATTCTTCCAGTCACGGCAGGATCAGGTCATGGAGGAAGTGTTCAAACACCGAATCTAAAACAAGGAATGTACGTGTGGGGGTTTTATAAAGATGGAATTGACGCAACCGAACCCATAATCTTCGGTGTTTTACCAAATAATGCCCAGACTTCTTTATTTGGTGGGGATCCTGATAAGAATTTTGTTGCTAGATCTGGATATTTCGGAAGAAAAAGACCAATTCCAGTAGCAACAAAAAACATAAAAATCGAGGGGCCTGGATCTCCACCATGTAAAGAAGGGTGTAATGCAAACGCTGCTGCTGTTGCTGATATAGATAAAAACACTGATGGAAGAAGACCATTTTATGTCCCAAAAACAATCAACTGTGAAGGGTCTTCTGGTGAATTGGAGGGACTTCAAAAAGTTATAAAACAGCTCCTAAATGATATAAAATTTGCAAGAAGAGCAACCCAATCTTTTCTCGGGGCCGCATCAGATTTAACATCTAATACAGTAAATCTGGTCAACCAGGCCGCAAATCTTGTAGCATCTATTTTTAAGGCCTTGATTACGAAAATCAGGGGAATTGTTGTAAACTGGTTTAATAAATTAGTCGCTGATCTTTATGATAAACTCCCCCCAAACTTAAGACCCAATCTGGCCGAAGGAGTTAAAAGAGGTGCCAATACAATTGAATGTGTTTTTAACAAAATCATTTCTAAACTTTTAGAAATTGCAAAACAGTTGCTGCTACAAATTATTGATAGATACATTAATGCTCCCCTTTGTGCGGTAGAAAGTTTTGTTGGAAGTTTTTTCGCAACAATTTTGGGGGAAATCACTGATGGAATACAAAATGCTATTGCTGGTATTTTAGGACCTGTCGGGGAAATTGCAAGTGTAATTTTTCTTGCAATGGATGTTCTTATTGGAATTCTCAATTTCCTTTCTTGTGAAGAAGATCTTGATTGCCAGATGATTGATGAGTGGAATTTCTTTACCGGAAGTCAATATACTTTAGAAAAATTGACCGGAGCAACGGGTAAAAAAATTCAGTCCTTTGTCAATAATGCAAATAATTCGGCCCCACCGTGCAGCACTGGCCAGTTACCCTGTGGTCCACCGACGATTTCATTTTTTGGTTCTGGGACCGGAGCCACTGGCAATCCGGTTATTTCGGCAACCGGTTATATTTTAGGTGTTGATTTACTAAACGGAGGAGTATATACTTCGCCACCAGATGTAAAAATTATTGATGGTTGTGGGATTGGTGCCGGCGCAGTATTGGTTCCTATCATGGAAGACAAAGAAGATGGAACTCAGGAAGTTGTTGATGTGGTTGTTGTGGATCCCGGTTTTGGTTATCTCTCGGCTCCTAATGGTTCTACTGGTGGGGACGGAACAACGTTCTCTGGTCCTTCTGATACAATTATTTTCCCACCAGAAAAGGAAGTTGGTCAGCCAAATTCCCGAGGAATAAGAGTATTACCACCAAATAAGACAGTCAAAGTATCTAAAGGCGAGAAAATCTTTTTACCGAATGGTTCCAATGTTCCAGTATTTGATCCTAATGGAAATCCAGTACAAGAACTTGAGGGTAAAGGCCAATTAACTTCTGATGAAATTACAGAAGATGGTAACATTACTACTCCGGATAATGAAACCGAAACCTTTGAACAAAATGCAGATTCTTATCAAATTCTAATTTGTATTGAGGATCTCGCTATTCTTAATGAAGGAGTTAATTATCAAGAAGGGGATGAAATCATTATAACTCCCGATAATGGTACAGTAGTCAAGCCGATTCTTGATGAATTTGGAAAAATTATTGAGGTTAATCTGATCGCAAAGGGGTGTGGATTTACTGATGTTCCAGAAATTCGGGTCCAATCAGAAACTGGAATTAATGCTGTTCTTGTTCCAGTCTTTAATTTCCAAAGAATCAAAGACCTTGGGGTTTCTGTTCCGGATCTAGATACTAAGGTGGTAAATGTTGTTGATTGCGTCGGAAAGTTCAAATGAATCTAGCAGGAATTAAGGCCAGATCTCAGGGAAAGGATAAAGAAAACCCGGACCATATTGTTTATGGAAATAAAGATGGTCAGATTGAATTCGGAAAGCTGCACCTGGTAAATGCAAATCTAGATTCTGATGTGACTTCTGGTGTCTATCTTCAGGCATATGATTCAAGGCATTATATGTCCATGGACATTGATGGAATTCGCAAAGGCTGGACTCTTAATAGATGTCCCGGAACTTATGAGATTCTCTGCGGAACCGAAACAAAAGAAAGAGATCTTGGATTCTTTCTTCTTTCTGAAAACGGGGATATTGTAATCCGGGCACCAAAAGGAAGAATTCGTCTTTCGGCTCTTGATATAGATATTAGAGCAACCGGCCCTGATAATACCAGAGGATCAATTAATATTGATTCTAATCAAAGTGTTAATATTAAAACAGGAAGTTTTGATGTTAAGGCAACTGTTGGTGTAAAAATCTTTACTCCTTATACCCTAGACATGATCGCAAATACCACCCTAAATATCACTAGCAACTTCGTTAGCAGCCTTACTGCGGCCTCAAAATCCTATCCGGCCAAGGGGGTTGTTCCGACACAATCTACTGTTAAGTTTAATACTGATTCTAGTTACATCTAATTATGGCATTTCAATTTGACGATTTATCTGTTTCCCATCAGCTAGTTATTGGCTCTGGGTTCCCTATTGTTCCATTCAGAGTGGGTCCTGGGAAAGTTCGCGGTGCGGCATCTATTGAAGGACCTGCGGTTATTGGATCTCCTAGTGGCTGGCCTTTTCAGACCGCAACATTAATGGTTGGTCCAGATAACAATGTCGATACTCCACCAGCGGTTTATCCTGGTGATGTAAAAGCATGTGGGCTTTGGAATCATTCACCATATTCTTTTCATGTGGTTGGGAATGCTGTTGTCAATGACCATGTGGATGTTGCTCTTGATGTAAATGCTGGTGGATTTTTAAGAGCCGGTCTTGGAGTTCAGTCTCAAGGAGATGTATTTGCTTTTTGTGGAGCCCATAAACTTTCAGACAAAAAGAATTTCGACATTCCACATCCAACAAAAAAAGGCTGGAGACTTCGACACACTTGCCTTGAAGGCCCATCAAATGATGTCTATATAAGAGGGAAACTGAAAAACAGCAACGAAATCATTCTCCCTGAATACTGGAAAGAACTTGTTGATGTTGAATCAATTACTGTAAGTATCACTCCAATCGGGACCCATCAAGATATTATGGTAAAAACAATCACCCAAGAAAAGATCATTGTTCAATCAAAGAGTGTAATTCCTATTAATTGTTTTTATCATGTCTTTGCAATGAGAAAGGATGGGGATATTTTGATCTCTGAATATAAAGGTAATTCTCCATCAGATTATCCCGGAGACAATTCACAATACACTATTAATTCTTAATTATGGAAGAAGAAAAACTAGAGTTTCAATTTTATGATTTTGAGCCACCAGAACAGCCAGAATCCATTGATGTTTTTAATGTCAATGAAGATGGTTCGATTGATTTAGATCTAACTGGTGGTCTGGATGTAGAAAAAAAGGCAAATTTTAATGGGAATGTAGAAATTATGACCGGTAATTTAACTATCCAAGACGTAAATATTTTAGAAGAAATTAATGCAATTAAACAATTTGTGGGAATGATACCATGATTATGACAAGAGAAACTCATGATGAGTTATTTGAATTACAAGAAGATATGGCAGAGTATTTTGTTAATGAGCACTTTCCTATGAGTGGAGAGGCTTATTGGACAGTAGTTGAATGCATGGCAACGGCAAAACTTGCCGAACTTAGAGGGGAATTGGACACTTAAAAAACTGTCCACTGCATAAGTTTTTCTGATGTTTATGGGCTATTATATGAGAGTCCTAAACAAATACTGACATGCGTGGATTTATCAACAAAGACCAAATTCTAGAATCTTATCGGCAAAAATCAGACCTACATAAGTTTGATGCGGTTGCCGAGGTTATTAATGAGATTCTCCCAGAAGATACTGCTGAAATGCCTTATCCAGATTACTATCATATGATTTATACAGTCTGGAATATTATTGAAGAAAATGAGGCCTGAAACTAGGAAAGCAATGGAAGATCTTTTTTATGCACGAAGGAATCTTCCAGAATGTGCGGCATCTTGTAATCTTACAAACAAGGAAATGAAAATTATTTTCAATGAGTATTGCCGGTTAAATCCGGCTACTTATGAAAATAAATAGTAAAAATAGGTGGGTTTTATGGGTTATAATATAACAAAAAATTACAGATGGTATAATGTTCCCAATGAACCCACTGTTTTGGCTCTTTTTTATTTTATTGAAGGAATTCCTTTTGATATGGATTTTATTGAAAAAGAGGGGAACCTTGATGCCGTAAATGAGGCCAACAAAAATAAAAGTATAAAGGCCGATGACTTTTTTAGAAGTTCCCAGTACTTAATTGACGAAGAAGCCCATCCCATGCTCTTTCTGCTAGAATTGGAGAATCCAGAAAAATTGCCGAAGGATTATGTCTAAATAATAGGTCTTTAGTTGGCTGCAATATCTACAAGACATGCTTGGACGCTCTTTATGGGGCGTCTTTTTAATGGAAAACTTAACTAAATAAGGAAGAAACTAAAAATAGTTATAATGCTAAACCGCCTAGAAAATTTCCTGAAATCATCACGCGGAAAAATTATTTATGTAAATAATGAAAATTTAGATGCCACTGATTCAATCAGTAATGACGGTTCATCGCCGTTTACACCGTTTAAATCTTTACAAAGGGCGTTGCTTGAGGCGGCTAGATATTCCTATCAGATTGGAAATTCTAATGATCGATTTAACTTCTGCTCTGTCGTTGTAGCTCCAGGTGAATATTTTATCGATAATAGACCTGGACTAATAATAAACGACACCGGAACCGGATACTTAAGAAATGGCGCAACCGCAACACTTTCTCAGTTTGATCTAACAACAATTTTAGATATAACCGACGAAGACAATAAACTATATCTTCTAAATTCTGCTTATGGTGGTGTAATTGTTCCTAGGGGAACATCGATCATTGCGCAAGATCCGAGAAAGACAGTTTTTCGTCCGCTTTTCACGCCCGACCCAAGAAACGAAAACATAGAAAGATCTGCGATTTTTCGTATCACTGGAGCATCTTTTTTCTGGTCGTTCTCTATTGAAGACGCCGACCCAACGGGATTCTGCTATAAAAACTACAACACCTCAAAATTTACTCCCAATTTCTCACACCATAAACTCACAGCATTTGAATATGTTGATGGCGTAAATCCGGTAAAAATTAATGATACGTTCCTAAATGTAACAACTACAAGAACAGATCTGGAGCAATATTATGAAAAAGTTTCTCTAGTTTATGGTTCAACTTCTGGACGAGAAATTGATAATGTAAGCTACATTGGTGGGGTTTCTGTTGATATTCAACCAGTTATTGATGAATATAGAATTGTAGGTCCAAGGGGCGATGTAATTGGTATTTCCAGTATTACATCGGGTGATGGAATTACTCCTTCTTCTACAATTACAGTAACTCTAGATCAAGATGCCGAAGGAATTTCAGTAGATACCTCGGTCCAAGTTTCCGGAGTTAATGTAACTGGATATGATGGGCAATTTGTTGTAAGTGCAATTCCCTCTCCAAATCAGATTCGATATACCACATCAACAGTCCCCACAGTAGCAAATCCTGCGGTATTTGGGGCAACTTTAAATATTATTTCTGATACAGTCTCTTCAGCATCTCCATACATTTTCAATGTCCTATTGAAATCTGTTTATGGAATGTGTGGTCTTCATGCAGATGGTTCTAAGGTTCTCGGTTTTAAGAGTGTTGTTGTTGCTCAATTTACGGCAATTTCTCTACAGAAAGATGATGATGCCTTTGTAATTTATGATGAAGAGTCTGGCAATTACCTAGACGCAACTGTTGTAAAAGATCTTTATAAAAATACAAGATCTAAGTATAAGCCAGAATTTCAGAGTTATCATATTAAACTTTCTAATGATGCCTTTGCTCAATTAGTCTCTGTATTTTCGATTGGTTATGCTGTCCAGATCATCGCAGAAGGCGGCGGGGATTATTCAATCACTAACTCAAACTCTAATTTTGGGGCCAAGACATTTATTTCTTCTGGTTATAAGAATGAGGCCTTTGATCAGGACGATCATGGCTTTATTGTTGGTGTTATTCCACCAGAAGAAATCGAACACAAAATCATCGGAATTGAGTTCCCGCAGATCAATATTGGTCTGACTACTTCTGTTTCTGCTGGAGCCGCAACTACAGATAAACTGTATTTTTATAATGAGACTAATTCTGAAAATCCCCCTCTCCATTATAAAGATGGTTTTAGAATTGGTGCAAAAATTAATGATAGACTAAACATTGAAAACCCAGGAAGTGCCTCTTCTAGAATCGTAATTCCTGGAACTAATGCTTCTTATGAGAAATCTTCTATAGTTCAGACTCAGAATAACGGATTTGAAAATGCAATCAATGATGGTGTTATTGCATTAACAGTCTCGCATAATTTTGCCGCTGGAGAAAAAGTCCGGGTAATTTCTCAAAATGGGCATCTTCCTGATGGGATTTCTCTAGATACCGTCTACTACGTCATTGATTCTACTATTGATAATTCTCTTTCTAATACCCAGATTAAACTTGCAGTAACCAAAAATAATGCGATCAATAATGCGGCAATTCTTCCCAATAGAAAGGGAGGGAAATTATCTATTGTAAGTAGAGTTTCTGATAAAATTCCAGGTGAACCGGGCCACCCAATTCAGTGGGATTCTTCTAACAATAACTGGTACATCACTGTTTCTTCTTCTGATAATGGAATTTATGGTGGAATACTAACCTCTTCTTCCAGTGTAACTGGAAGGACCTATATTGAAAGAACCCCGGATAATAGGAAAGAAGAAAACAAACTCTATAAGATTCTTTATTGTATTCCCAAAAATACGACAACTGCAGCAAGACCTCCAGTAAATGGTTTTATTCTACAGGAAAGTAATGATTCGTCTCTTTCTGGGACTGAATTCAACAAATATTTTGGGGCAACCGATCTTGCGGTAGACACAGAAATCCGAAATCCAAAATTCATCTCTACCGCATCCTGGATTTCTAATGAAGTAACCATATTCACAGAACTCGATCACAAATTAAACGTGGGCGATCTTGTTGAGATCGATAATGTAATTCCGGCAACATATAATGGGACATTCACTGTAATCAAGACCCCTTCTTCAAGATCTTTTGTTTATGAATTGACTTCCAATCCAGGACTCTTTGCAAATAATACAAGAGTCAGAAACTCTAATTTACCTTATGTAAAACGTAAAAATACGAGAAACATCTTCAGAATTTTTAAATCGGAAGAGGTTCGGAAGTTTGTTCGTAATAAACAAGATGGACTTTATGAACTGGCGGTGGTTCATACTTCTGTAAAACCAACTATTGAACCATTTACCAATAATTCATTCTCTCAACCAATTGAAAATCTATATCCAAGACTTGATAGAGATAATCCGAATTCTAACCCAAATCAGACTTCTTGTTTTGCCGAGCATAATGTCATCGGAAATGTATTGGTTGATGATGCTAAAAATTCTATTTCAAAAGAAGCCGTCAATAAATTTAATTTAGATCTAAATCTTGGAATTGGTATTACCTCTATTATTTCCAATAGTACAGGAACTGCTCATACCATCTATACTAGTGTAGAACATGGACTTTTTGGAATTACTGGAATTTCTCTAGTAAGTGCCGGGTCCTCTTATATCACCGGGACGTATTATGGCGTTGGGGCTGCAACTACTTTTAATGGCCAGTCCGCATCTTTTAGAGTGGTTGTCAATGCGTCTCAGTCCGTTACCGAAGTTGAGATTATGTCCAATGGAAGTAACTATTCTGTTGGGGACACGGTTTCAGTTGTTTCTGGAATCGGAACCACAACCGGATTTGTTGCTGCAGTTCTTGGGGTTACTTCTGTCGCTCCAATTTCAAATAAAGTGATTTCACTTTCTAATTATGTTGGGGATTTTGTTGGCTACAATGATACCTATACAATCACCAACATTAATAGTCCAAAGATAATCAATGTTTCTTCTGCATCTACAATTGCAGGATTCTCAACCACTGCAGTAAATTATAATGCACATGGATCCATTAATGGTGAAGTTCTTTCAATTTCATCTTTTACCTATGATAATATTTCTGGTATTGCAACAGTTACGACATCTACTTCACACGGCCTAAAATTAAATACAAAAATTAGACTTTCTGGGTTTGATTCTTCTTTCTATAATAAAGATGTTTATGTTTCATCTATAAATTCTTTGACCCAAGTAGAGGTTAATGTTGGAGTATCAACTTTCGTCCCTGCTACTACTGGAACTAGTTCTATTATTCCACTTGGAGTCGGCCCGATTGACTCAAAATCTAGACTGGCATATTATTATTCCGATATTAAATCAATTTCTGGAACTTCTTTAAGTGTTAGTGCAAGTGAAACGGTTCCTTTTGAAATTGTAAATGCTCAGACTTCCGGTCTAAAGAAGGGCGATTTTATCGAATCCAATGGGGAGATTATGAGAATCAAGGGAAGCATCAACTCTTCCTTTGTTGGTGTCTATAGGGCACAATTGGGCTCGGATAGAAGATCTCATCCATCCGGATCTGTAGTCAGAAAAATTAATGTTGTTCCGGTTGAATTTAGAAGAAATTCAATTATACGAGCCTCTGGCCATACATTTGAATATGTTGGCTATGGTGCGGGTAATTATTCGACTTCTCTCCCTGAAAATCAAGATAGAGAAATCGAAAGAGATGAAAGGCTAATTTCTCAATCTACAAAGAACTCTGGAGGTATTGTTTATTATGGTGGTATGGATGAAAATGGTGATTTCTATTCAGCCAACCGTAAGTTTTCTTCTTCCACTGGGGAACAGCAAGTCTATGACCTCCCTATTCCAACTGTTGTTTCTGAATCAACCCTTGAAGAATCTCTCAACATTGTAGAAACTGAAAAGGCCCTAGTCACTGGTTCTATAAAAGTAGATGGTGGCGAAAACAATGATATTATTTCTCAATTTAATGGCCCGGTTGTATTAAATAGAAAATTAACATCCTATTCAGAAGAAGGTATCGAGGCGGCTTCTTTATTCTTGAAGGGGGATCAAAAGGTTTCAAGAAGATATACAATTTCTGATGATGAACCAACCTTTGCTGGTAATTATGGAGACATTGTTTATCGTGCGTCACCTACTGTTGGTGAAAATATAGGATGGGTTTATACTCTTCAAGACGAGTGGGAAACATGGGGTTATGTTGGAAGTCTAGGGACCCAGATTTATCTTTATTCTGGCGATGAAGGTGGTCCAAATACTCTAGAAGGAATCGTCGATAAACTAAAATTTATTGGCGATTCCAATGGTTTTGGTATTGATGTTGTTATTCAAGTAGATCCATCTGCTGGATTTGGTACAATTGTACTAAGAAATCCAATTGATGTTGTAAATTTTGGAGATAATATTCTTGGTCGTGGAATTCCTTCTTTTGATACTCGGAGTTTTGGAAGTCGAGTTGTTTACGAAGATACTTTAGGCGAGAGTAGTGTTGACTATGCATCTGGTGTATCAGAAGATTCTCTATGGTGGTCAATTCCTGAAGAAACTTCTAATTATCGTTTTGAGTGGTATGCGGGGGATACCCAATTAATGAGTCTTAATGGAGAAGGTCAACTTACTGTTACTTCTGTAATTAATGCTGATATCTCAGGTAATGCTGATACCGCAACTTTGGCCACAGGTGTAGATAAATCAGTCATTGCCGGAATTGGGTTGACTGGTGGTGGGTCCTTAAGCATAGGAAACGCCATATTAAGTGTTGATTCTACTGTAGTGAGGACGATTGGAACTCAGAATATCGGCGGGACTAAAACGTTTACAAATACTATTACTGGGAACATTTCTGGAAATGCTGGAACTGCAACTACAGCAACTAATTCTAATAATATTTTTAGAACCGGAATTCCAGCAAATAATACTTCTTCTTATAGGGTGTTATTGGGTCCTGCTAATAATAATGAGGGATTTGGTAAAGCATTCGTAGTTGAAAATCAAAGTAGATTATATTATAGACCATCAACAAATACTTTAACCACAAATGTTTCAGGAGACTTAGATGGTAATGCGTCAAGTGCGGACCAAATAAAAACACAAACAAGAACAGCAAATTCTAATCATTTTCTAACTTTTGTCGATTCAAATAACAATTCTGCTACTAATGAGGATCTTCATACTAGTACCAGGTTGTATTATAATCCATCCACTAATAATGGTGGGCTATTCTGTAGGGATGACATCACCGCATTTGCGGGTTCTGCATCTGATGATAGTTTAAAGAAAAATAAAAAAGTCTTAGATAATGCATTAGAAAAAGTACTTTCTTTAGATGGATTTACTTTTAATTGGAATGACAAGGCGATTGAGTTGGGATTTTCTTCTGATGTAAGACAAGTTGGGGTTTCTGCTCAAAAAGTACAAGAATCACTCCCAGAAGCAGTCAAGGAAGAAAAACTAGATGATGAATCTATTCTGCTTGTTAAATATGAAAAACTAGTCCCTCTACTTATTGAGGCAATTAAGGAACAGAATCAAAAAATTGAATCCTTAGAAAGGAGAATTCAGGAATTGGAGAATTGATCTATGGCAATTCCAAGCACCGGCCCCCTAAGTGGAACAAATATTAATGATGAATTCCCAGACTCAGAAGATGGTGGATTGCCCATGCAGTTAAGTGAATATAGGGGACTAACCGTATCAAAAAATGGACAAATATTCACTATTCCCCAATCACCCAGTCCCGTATCTTATTCTGATTTTCAAGGTGTTATTTATGCTTATGAAATTGAAATTTGGGTAGTTGGTGGCGGTGGCGGCGGGAGTTCTGCGGTTCCCGGTGGTGGTGGTGGAGCTGGTCGTTTAGAAACTGGAAAGTTCCTTTTAACTCCTGGAACTTCTCATAATATAGTAGTAGGAAATGGTGGAAATCCTGGTTTTAGTGGAAATCAATCAAGATTTGGAAGTTTAATAACTGCATTGGGTGGAATCGCCGGAACCAATGATAAAGGAGGCAGGTCTAATTTTCTTGGCTCCGAATCGAGTGTTGATACAGAGGGTGGCGGTGGCGGTGGCACCGGGGGACCCGGAATTACCCCAGAACGACCAGGAATTGATGGCTATGGTGGAGTTGGAACAACTATAAGTTTTCCTGGATTTATAAAAAATATTGGCGGTGGGGGTTCTGGTGGTAAGTTTGTGGGGGGAGACCCTACTGGATGTGTAAGTAGGTCCCCATCTGGCAGTGATTTTGGTGGTGGTTTAGGTGGGTGGAATAGAAATTCTTGTTCGGCTGGCGTTGACGGCACTGGAGGAGGGGGAGGAGGTAATGGAATTTCCGGGGGTTCGCCTAGTAGGGGTGGGAGGGGAGTTGTAATAGTTAGGAATATTACTCTAAATACTTTCCAAGAATTTTTAACAAATGATACTTATACTGTTTAACTTTCATAAATAGTAAAAAGGGGAAAGTGAACCTTAAGGAGAAAAAATGTCAGCAAATCGCAATTTCACTGTAAAAAATGGTCTTGAGGTTGCAGAAAACCTAATTTTTGCTGATGGCTCTAAACAACAGGTGGGTATAAAGACCGCGAATCCTTTTTATACTGTAGATGTTTATGGAGATATTGCACTTACTGGAAAATTATTTACACCTCCAGAAAACGTAGGAATAGGAACCACAACTGGAATTATCGATGGCGATTTTGGCAACTTTATTCTAGGCGTAACCCCCTCTTTCTTTCGGGTTAATGATATTGTTAGTGGATCCTTTCTTCAGCCGGATACCCGAGTTGTATCTGTTGGAGCTTCAACTATTGGGATTAATCCTCCGCACTTAAGAATCACAGGGGGTGGAGTAACAGAAACGTTGAATGTAACAAGAAGAGTTACTTGCGGTGAAAATGGACAAATTTTGGTATCAAGAGGAGCCGGACTAAATCCAATCTGGAAGGACTCGGTGAATGAGGTAATTGTAAAAGAGACGACTTCCTCCAATACCAATTATTTGACATTTGTTGACGGTTCTGGTGAACAGGTATTAAATATCTCTCCCAATCAGATTGTTTTTATTCCAGCCACAGGAAACCTAGGTCTAGGAATTACAGATCCGAATTTTATATTTGATGTCTTAGGTGATACTAGATTTGATGGAACTCTTTTTGCCTCACTATTGGATGGTGATTTGGTAAGTGGAAACTCCACAATTCAGAATTTATTTGTAATAGAAGATTCTTTTTTTGATTCTAATGTAATTCTCTCCTCTGGAAATATCGGAATTGGTTCTACTCTTCCAAATGCGAGATTAGACATAAGTGGAAATGCAATAATTTCTGGTATTGTCACTGCCCAGCAATTTTCCGGAACCGCGACAACCTCAATAAATTCAACAATAAAAAATAGTAATACTTCTTTAATAAGTTATCCAACATTTGTCACTGGAACTGGAAGTACAATTCTTGATATAAATGCTACAAAACTGACTTTTATTGCCTCTACTGCAAGTCTAGGTATTGGAACAGACAATCCTACAAAAAGTTTAGATGTTATTGGTGATATTTCCTTTACGAATAGACTATTTGCTCAGTCTAAGCCGGAATTGGTGAAAACTGCTCAGGGGCTTTTAAGTAGTAATAATCCGAATTTTATTGGGATAAACACCTCAAATGTTACAGTTAATCAGATTATTCAGGGGAGTGTTGGCATTTCATCCAATACAAGAGTAACTGCTATCCGGACGACAGGAATTGATATTTCTCCATCACACAATGTTTTAGTTTCGGGTCCAATTGAGAGTACAATTTCATTCTTTGTTTCCCCAGGACTGACTCCTGGTCTTAATAATCAAATTTTAATTTCTAGGGGTTCTGATAATTCGGCTATTTGGATTAATGCAGCGGATGTTACAAATACTGTAGTAATAGACAGTAATGAAAATAAGACCTTCTTTCCAATTTTATCTCCAGTAACTTCTGGGATTTCTACGTTAACTGTTGATTCAACTGGTCTTGTTTATAATCCCTCTACTAATCGTTTGGGTATTGGAACATCAAATCCTTCAGACGCCCTAGATGTACGTGGAAATGTAACCGCACTTTCTTATTTTGGGGACGGTGTAAATCTCTCGGGAATTGTCACTCAAATTGCCAGTGGAATCGGGATTAGCATCTCCCCAATCAGCGGAAAAGGTCTCGTTACAATCGAATCATATACTCCAACCGGAAAGACGATTTATGTGAATCAAAATGGTAATGACAATAATACTGGGCTTTCTGAAAATCACGCAAAACGAACCATAAAGGCCGCAGCAAACACTGCGATTTTTGGGGACACTATCAAAGTATTTCCTGGAGTTTATGTAGAAGAAAATCCAATTGTCTTAAAGAAAACAGTCTCAGTAGAGGGAACTGAATTAAGAAACTGCGTAGTAACTCCAAAATATCCTTACCTAGATCTTTTCCATGTTAATAATGGTTGCCACATTACTGACTTAAGTTTCATTGGCCCTGCAATGACTGATGGGGCATCAATAGTCGCACTTCAGCCATTGGAGGGTGTTTCTCTAGATAGATATTTTGATGCTGCTAGACTTATCAGAACAAACTTAGATTATATTGCAAATGAAACAGTTGGGTTCTTAACAAGTGGTTTCAGTGGGTTTGCTGGAAATCATCGAGAGCAAGATGCCGCCAGACTTATTGATCTAAACATTAATTATATTGCGGCAGAGGCAGTTGGATTTTTAACTTCCCCTACTGGATTAAACTTTACTGTTCCTGGACCAGGTACACCCGGAGATTGTGCGGATGATATAAAAGATATCTTTAGGTCTGTTTCTTATGATTTAAAGGCAAATAGCAACAAAAAATCTGTTGGGGCTGCTTTATCTTATTTTAATTCATCTGGGGCACTTGTTCATATAACAGGGGTTGGGGTTTCTCAGGCAACTATTAATACTTTAAACTATGCAGTAGGTATTGCAAAATCTGTTATTAACAACGTAACTCCCCCGATCTCTTATCAAATTGGCATCGGTAGTGTAACCCAAGTTATTGATCCTTCTGTTATTGCTGTTTATGGTGGATGTGTTGCTGTAGGCACAACCATTTCACAATTAGTTGGTATTATTACATCTGCAATTGGAGCAGGAAATACCTCTGACCTTCCTGCTATCAGATATGGTGTCACCCTAGAAAGTAAAGATTGCGCAGATGACATTAAAGATATTTGGAAATGTGTAACCCACGATATAACCAGAGGTGGAAATTCACGTTGTATTGATGCTGGAAAAGCATATTATACTGATAACTGGAATCTAATTCCACAAATTCTAAAAAATCCTGGAGAAGTACAGCAGACAGTTGCATCGGTTGATTATTCTTTTGGTGTGGCCAGAGCAGTTATCAATAACGTAACTTGGGGTGGGTATCCGGCCGGTCTTACTACTTCAGTTTCTAACGCAACATATAATGCTGTAACCGGAATAACAACAATAACTGCAACCAATCATGATCTTGTTAAAGATGATGCAGTTAAAATTGTGGGACTCGCCTTCACTTGCCCATCCGGTCCTGGAATTGTAACTTACCCTTCAGGTGCTTTTGGATACATTTTTAATGTACTAAGAAGAGTAGACAGCAATAATTTTGAAGTTGTTGTTGGTCAATCAACCTTACCTCACACTTATGTATCCGGTGGAACTGTTCAAAAATATGGAAGTTTCCCTCATGATACTTATCAGGTAAAAGATCTTGCAATCCAAGGCGATCCATTAACTGGTTTTAATAATGCTATTAATGGATGTGCTAATGTTACTTCCGCAATACGATCTTGTGTTGGTATTGTTACTAACATTGTTGGCGTCGGCTCAGAGGCATTTTCTACCGTCGGCATCAAAACTACATATCCCGGCAACTCTGGAGTCGGTGTTTCTTCTATTCGGTCAATTACCTCTGCAACATATGATCAAGTTACAGGAAAGACAACAATAATTGCTCCAGGATTTAGTGTACTTGAGGGGGATCAGATTGAACTTAGGGATTTAAAATTTAGTTGTAATTCTGATGGAGGAATATCTACCCAACGCTTCCCATCAGGAAGATATGGTTACGATTTCTTTGTAGATAAAGTTAATCTCGACGGCTCCTTTGATGTTTATGTAGGACCATCCACCTTACCACATACTTATGATGGCGGTGGTCTTGTTGTAGACCGGTCTGTTGCAGTTTCTACTGCCTTCTATGATAACACGACCGGAATTACCACTATTACTGCTCCTGGGGCGTATGTGAGGCAGGGAGACTTTGTTACCTTAAGAGATTTACAGTTCTCTTGTCCATCAGGTCCTACAATCCTTACTTATCCATCAGGTAAAAATGGATTTGATTTCAAGGTAACACAAGTAATTGGAGCCGGAACAACATTTGTAGTAAATGTTGGAGTTTCAACTCTTCCACATAGCTATGTTTCTGGTGGAAGAGTATTCCCACCATTCTCTAGAGGGGTTGGCCCGATAACACAAGGTCCATATGTAAGAAACTGCACCAATTTCATACCAAATTCTATCGGTATGAAAGTTGACGGTTTTGCTGCCGAGCCTGGAGATAAGGATGACATTGGTGTGACTGGGACCATGAGTGTGGACAGCTACACTCAATATAATCAAGGTGGAATAGGAGTATCTATTACAAACGGAGCATATTCTCAATTAGTTTCTATATTTACTATTTGTGATGATATTGCTATATTCACTGGTTCTGGTGGCCAATGTGACATCACAAACTCCAATAGTTCTTTTGGTAGATTAGGTCTGGTATCTGATGGTGTAGGTGATGTTTCTACTGGTTCAATCTACCGATACACCGGAATTGCAAATGCAGCCCTAGCAGAACAACCAATTGTTCGGGTTTCAAGTATAGGATCTCTGAGACCTTATGATGGCCAGGCTCTCTATTTTGGTGAGCTTTATTATGAAGTTAGACGAGTTAATATTTCAAATGGCGGTTCTGGTTATACTCTGCCACCTAGAGTAACAATTGATTCACCAACCGGACCAAATGGAATTAGAGCCGAGGCAGTAGCTACCATCGATGGATCAGGAAAAGTTTCATCTATTGATATAATTAGCACTGGTAGTCAATATAGAATTTCTGATTCTCCTACCGTAGCAATTGATCCTCCATCTGACCCAGGAACAACTGCAACTGCCAGCTTAGAGTTCTATCCACTATACTATACAATTGAATCTGCAACTCTTCCAAATTCCGGTATTTCAACCATAACATTAAATACCAATCTTAACAATAGTGTAAGTCTAGGTACAACTGTTTATTTTAGTAGATTGAGCCTACAAATTGTTTCATCTCACTCTTTTGAATGGGTCGGTTCTGGTAATGATATAAATAAAGCAAAGCCAGCTTTAGGTGGCGTTGTAAACCAAGAGAATGAGGTAGTTAAGTTGAATGGTGGTGAAGTATTTTATACAAGTACTGATCAGGCCGGAAACTTTAGAATTGGTGATGATTTCGTGATTAACCAATTAACAGGAACAGTTACTGGTAGATCTTTTAATCAAAGTATTTTAAATAACGTAACCCCACTCATCATCGCATTAGGGAGATAAAAATGGCCGCTGTAGCACTTAATACGTTTAAAACAATCAGATCAAATGTTGGAATAGCAACCAGCACAATTTATACTTGTCCAGTAGGTGTTTCGGCCATTATCATTTTGGCCCAAGTTACTAATTTAACTACAGATACAACATCACAAATCACCGCGATACATGCGAGACCTGGTGATGTTCAAGTTGATTACAAATTTTCTAATGGAGCATTTGTCCCACCAAATGATAGCATAAATCTTGTTCCAGATGGTCGCTTGGCTCTAGAAACTAACGATTCTATTAAAATATTAGCCAGCGGCAATAACCAATTAAATATTGTATTAAGCATTCTAGAAACAGCAAAACAGTAAAAATATGTCTAAATTAGTTTCAGGGCGAGTAAAGAAAACCCCACAAAGCGGTTTAACATCCGACAGGTATGAATTTTTAGGGCTAGAACAGGCAGAACCGAATTTAGGTGATCCTAAAGTTGGTCCTTCTTCTACTGGGGCAAATCCACTTCCTGTTGGCGAGGCGTATCAATTAGTTTCGATTTCAGAAAATGAAGGTGGAAGATATTGGACACCATTTTCCCCAGGAATTTCTACGGAACCTGGAGTTATTACTGTTTATCAGGACGGGTTTCTTCCTGCTGATGATAACCGATTTACTCAGATTAATGGGTTAAATTTTGTAGGGTTGGGGGTAACTATTGAAACTCCTGCTGTAGATGGCCCGACAGCAGGAGTTGGAATTGCTACAGTTAAATTTAATTTAGGCCCTCAAGGATTACAAGGCATCCAAGGTATTCAAGGAATTCAGGGAATTCAGGGCAATTTAGGTATTCAAGGATTACAAGGCATCCAAGGTATTCAAGGAATTCAGGGAATTCAGGGCAATTTAGGTATTCAAGGATTACAAGGCATCCAAGGTATTCAAGGAATTCAGGGAATTCAGGGCAATTTAGGTATCCAAGGAACAATAGGTCCACAGGGCATCCAAGGTATTCAAGGAATTCAGGGAATTCAGGGCAATTTAGGTATCCAAGGAACAATAGGTCCACAGGGCATCCAAGGTATTCAAGGAATTCAGGGCAATTTAGGTATCCAAGGAACAATAGGTCCACAGGGCATCCAAGGTATTCAAGGAATTCAAGGAATTCAGGGAATTCAAGGAATTCAGGGCAATTTAGGTATCCAAGGAACAATAGGTCCACAGGGTATTCAGGGCACTACAGGAACTCAAGGTATATCTGGTATTGTTGGTTCTATTGGCCCACAGGGTATTCAAGGTATTCAGGGCACTACAGGAACTCAAGGTATATCTGGTATTGTTGGTTCTATTGGCCCACAAGGTATTCAAGGTATT